CCGCTTGATTCTAAAATAGATGAGAACGGAAATAAAGTGTCAATAACAGGAGAAAATTATTTAACTGTTTTTGAAGAAAAAATTGTACCTTTGTTGATTGAAAGTATAAAAGAACAACAAACAATAATAGAAGATTTAAAAGCAAGAATAGAAACACTAGAGGGATAACTTTAGTGTGATAGAATAATTTTTTTATGGAGTAAATATGGCAGACGCTAAAGAAAGTAAAACTTTTACTATTACTGATGAATCTGGTGAAGCCAGTGTTTATGAGATTGATTCTTTTACCGAAGAACAAGTAAATCTTTGGGGCAGAATACAACAACTCACACAGGAAAGAGATCAGATCACATTGAGAGGGCAAGAAGTAAATATGCTCATCAATCAGTATGGTTTAAGTTTGAAAAAAAGTCTTGATTCAGATGAAGCAGACTCCGAAGAAGGAGAAAAAGATGCCGACTCTGGAAAAGCCGACAGCAAATCAAGTTCAAAATGATCTGAATGCACATCAATTGGTATGTGCTGAAAGATACAGGAACATTGAGAAAAGATTAGACTCAGGAGCAGCTAGGTTTGCTCGTATAGAGGGAATGATCATTGGTCTGTATGGTTTGTTAGTCGGAGCAACCATACTTGAGAGGTTACTCTAATGGCAGGATTACAAATAAGCACAGCTCCCACACAGGAGCCACTAACGCTACAAGAAGTAAAAGATTACCTTCGTGTAGAGGACAGCACAGACGAAAGAATAATTAGACCTTACATAGAAACTGCTAGAAGATTTGCAGAAGAACACTTAGGGAGATCCCTAATGACACAAACACTAACCCAGTTCATAGATGGCTACGATGAAATGGAAGATCCACTCTTTGAAGGCTTTAGAACAGGTCCTTATCTAACTTACTACAAAAATTACATAACACTAGCAAGACCACCTGTGGTTTCAGTTTCATCTATTAGTACCTTCAATGACGAGGACACAGAAACAACTTTTGCCAGTACAAGGTATTATTTAGACAATGTAAGAGAACCATCAAGAGTTGTTTTAAGGAACGGAGAAACATTCCCAACTGCTCTACGAGTAGCAAATGCCATCAAGATTGTGTATGTCTCAGGATATACCTCTCCTTATGCTGTTCCAGAGCCAATAAGGTTGGGGATGTTGCAACACATAGCTCATATGTATGAACATAGGGGCGACACGTATTCGGCTCAGGCTTACCCACCATCAATGCAAAAACTTTATGCCCCTTATGTAGTAATGAAGGGTTTGTATTCTAATTCTCTCCTATCGGTAGGTTAAGATGAGCATTGGCATGATGCGACATCAAGTCAAGCTACAGTCGCCCTCCCATACGACAGATACAGGCGGTGGAGCTGCAAAAACCTATACAACCCTTGCTTTGCTCTGGGCTAATATTAAGCCCGTCAGCAACAAAGAAGGGGTTAGGCAGGGTAAAGTGCAAGAAACCCAAACTCATCACATAACAATCCGTTTTCGCAGCGATATAGGCACAAATTACCGCATACAGTACGGAACAAGGAACTTCAACATAAGAGGAATTAGAAACATAGACGAAAGAGATAGATATTTGCTTTTGATCTGTGAGGAAGGAGTTGCAACTTGAAAATTACATTTGATATCAAAAATCTTAAATTATTTAACAAAAAATTAGATAAAAGATTCAATAAAGATGCCATGCTTGAAATAAACAAAAAGATGAATGAAGCAGTTGCCATTGTCAGAAATCATGCAATTGAGAGCATACAAAGAGGAGCTAAAACTGGTGTTACTTATGAAAAGTATAATCCTAGAAGGACGCACACAGCATCAGTCGCAGGTCAGCCGCCTGCCACAGACACAGGATTTTTGGTAAGCAGTATTACATCTAATGTTAAAAGATCAGGCAAAAAGGTAGTTGGTCAAATAGTAGCATCTGCGCCATATGCGCCAAGTTTGGAATTTGGAACAAGCAAAATGGCAGCAAGACCATTTATGGTTCCTGCTTTGGAAAAAAACAGAAGAAAAATAGAGAGAAAATTTAAACAGGGTGGGTATATCAAAAAATGAGTATTGGTCAATTTGCGCTTCAAACCACGCTTTATTCTACATTGAATAATGACAGCAATCTTACAACTTCACTTGGAGCAGGCGTATATGATGAGGTTGTTGAAACAGCCTCCTATCCTTATGTGCAGATAGGTGAAGAAACAGCTGTTGATTTCGGCACAAAAAATGAAGATGGCGGAGAATTCACTATAACAATCCATGTTTGGTCACAGTACACAGGATCAAAGGAGACCAAAAATATAATGGACAGGATTCACACTTTACTGCATGATAGTAGTCTAAGTGTTACAGGATTCAATCTTGTTAATTTAAGGTTTGAATTTAGTGATATAATTAGGGACCCAGACGGGATAACCAGACATGGTGTCATGCGATTCCGTGCAATAATTTTAGGAACTTCATAATAGGAGATAAATTATGGCAGCACAGAAAGGTTCAGCAGTTCTCATAAAAGCAACAGTGAGCGGATCCAAAGTTACAGTAGGTGGCTTACGATCTTCTTCTATTGTTTTGAATGATGAAATGGTTGATATAACCAACAAGGATTCTTCCAACAAAAGAACTCTTTTAGCTCAAGGTGGAATACAATCATTAACTATCAGTGGTTCTGGTGTTTTCACGGACAGCACATCTGAGCAACAATTAAGAACTTCAGTTGGGGAATCAGTATTCAATACTTATGATTTTGTGATTCCTGATCTGGGAACTTACACAGGAAGTTTTCAAGTAACTTCTCTAGAGTTTGCAGGTGAGTACAATGGCGAAGCCACTTATTCCGTCACACTAGAATCTAGTGGGGCAGTAACATTCGCAGCAGCATAAGATGTTTAAGACTGTAGAAATTAAAAAGGGCAAGGACACTATTCAGGCAAGTCTTGATGACGGTGTCCTTTCTGCCCCAAATAAATTAGGTAAAGATGTCACAGAAGTTGATGTTGATGGCAAGACTTACAAAGTTTTGGATTCAACTATTGATGAAAGAGATGATCTTATTTATTTAACATTGGAGCTTCCAAAAGGAAGTTCAGGAGCAAAGTCAAATGACGAATCCACTGAGGGGTGAAATAGAGATCACCTTAGGTTCAGAAACCTATAAGGCTCGGCTTACAATAGATGCTTTAGTTCGGATTGAAGAAGAACTAGATTCTGGTATCTTGAAATTAGCTGCACGCATAGCACAAGCAGACATAAGATTAAAAGAACTCATTGTTGTTCTTAAAGCTGCTTTGCGTGGTGGCGGCAATGATTTGAATGATAAGCAAGTCGGTAACATTATTAGTGACATAGGCATAGTCACTGCAAGCACAGAGGTTGCTCAACTTCTGGCACAAACCTTAAGCGATCCAGAAGGAGAAGAAGAGGGAAAGTCTCAGCAAGTAGCATAACTGATGAGAAGATCAGTTGGTCAAGGTTCATGGAAATTTGTCTTGGCACTATGGGTATGCGTCCAAAAGACTTTTGGAACTTATCTCCGATTGAGATGTACTCTGCTATCAGAGGCTTCAAAGAATTTCACACTGCTGACACACAACAACCAATGTCCAAAAATGAATTGGAAGAACTTATGGAGTTATACCCTGACTAATGGCTAAAACAGTTGACGAATTAATAGTTGAGATAAAGGCAGATACTCGTGATCTGAACGCCAAACTCAACAACATTCAAGGAACTCTTGGTAAAACAGGGAAGGCAGGAAGGGGCGCTTTTCTACCAATGATCGGGTCTATGAGAACTCTTGTGCCTTTGCTTGCCTCTGCGGCTGCAGGACTTGGGAGCATAGCAGCAGTAAGAGGTATTGCTGCAGTTGGATCAGAGTTTGAAGATTTGAGAGACTCTCTGAATACAGTTTTTGGTTCAATCAATGCAGGTCAAGGAGCCTTAAATAGAATTCTTACTTTTGCGCAAACAACACCTTTCCAAATAGAAGATGTTTCAAGAGCATTTATACAGCTCAAAGGTGCAGGCATTGAGCCTAGCATGGATATGCTGCAGACTTTTGCGGATACCGCATCAACATCAGTAGATCAATTGGGAGCGTTTCAAGCAATGGTCAGGCTTGTCTCTAGGTCTGCCGCAGGTGGTCTTGGCTTAGAAGAAATAAACCAACTTGATGATAGAGGTATTCCTGCAACCAAAATTCTTACAGAAGCACTTGGTGTTACAAGACTAGAGCTAGGTGAGTTTGGTAAAACTGCAGAAGGCGCAGCACAGATGGTGAATCTTTTGATAGAAGGTATGCAACAAAGGTTTGGTGGTGCAATGGAACAAAAAATGGATAACCTTTCTACAAAGGCATCCAATATGCAAATTGCATTCAAAGAACTAGGAAACACTATATTTGAAAGCGGTTTGGGACAAATGCTCGGTGGACTTGCAGATAGATTGAATAAATTAGCAGGAAGCCTAGCAAGACTTATAAGACTAAGAATGGATACATTTACTGCACAAGACATAGCAGGTGCAGACGCTACGCCAGAAGAAACTAGGGAAGCTTTACAGCAAGAAATTTTAGACACCATAGCCTTAAGGGATGCAATAACAAATAGAGGTGGAGGTACTCAGGCTATCGCTGCCGCCAATGAGGACATTGCCAGATTGACAGTTTTATTAGCAGAAAATATAGAAAGTTCAATAAGTGAGGCAGCACAAAATTTGCCAGACTTTACACAAAAAACAAAAACCGCAACTACAGAAATCTCAGAGCTTAATCAAGTCATGGAAGAAGCTGCACAAAATTTAGCTAGAGACTTTGCAAACGCCTTACTTTCTGGTGAAAACGCCTTAAAGAGTTTCGGAGACTTCACCAAATCAATTATTGCAGAGATCATTGCATCATTTTTAAGAATGCAAGTCATAACTCCTATATTGCAAGGATTGTTTCCTAATATGCAATTTGGTCCACAAAATCCACTGCCTGCAGGTGCAGGTGGCGGACACGCAGCTCATGGCAGAGCAATGCTTGTTGGAGAAAGGGGTCCAGAACTTTTTGTGCCGCATTCAGCAGGCAACATCATGAATGCTGCAGATACAAGATCAGCAATGTCTGGTGGTGGTGGTGTTTCGGTTGTGCAAAACATAAGTTTTAGCACAGGCGTAGTTCCAACTGTTAGAGCAGAAGTAACAAGAATGTTGCCCCAGATCGCAGATGTTTCAAAAGCTGCTGTTCTTGAAGCTAATATGCGAGGCGGTTCATTCAAAAGAGGTATGAGATAATGGCAAAAGAACTAACAATGCCCACAACAC